AATGTTTGCACTGCCAGTAGCTAGACCGGCGGCTTTAACACCGTACTGTGCGCTTACTAGCACAGGGCTATTAGCGATAGAACCGATTTGGCCAGTTAGCAAAGTAGCGCGATCGCCAATTTTGTCTACTGTCTGGAAGGTTGCATCTTCAAGAAGATCGTAATAGATGTCGGTGGACACAACGAAAGTAACTTCCGATGGGTCTAGGCCGTAAGCACCTAGGTCACGACGCAGAGCGATCATGTTAGCAACAGTTGCCTTGTTAGCTACTGCGGAAGTAACTGCCGAGGTTGTGTCATAAGTTGCAAGACCCTTAACTGGATCAGCACCTGCACCAGCACCCAATAGGAATGCACGGTCAACAGATTTAGCAACACGACGGATCATAGCATCACGAATGATAGGCATAAGAATCAGTAGCGAATCTTCTTCTTCTTCGTAGGCCATGTACTCGCGAGTAGCTAGTTTGTACGAATTCAGAGTGATTTCTGCAAGTTGGTGAACAGCTGTTGCACCGGAACTAGCGTTAGTACCGAACTGAGCGTTAGTCACCCATGTACCGAAACCAGCTTCTGGGTTCAGTGGCATAGTCATAACGTTAGTCTGCATAGCAACTTGACGCATCAGTGGGCTTACCACTAGACGACGACGAACTTCTGCTTCCATGCTGGTAGAAACTTCTAGTTCCCACGTTGCGCTTGCTTGGTGCGGGCCTACTTTTTCAACCAGTGCACGACCGAAGGCGGTTTCGCCGATGGCTTTTCCAGTGATTTTGGAAAGCATAACTGCTTTTTCTTTTTCAGCGTAAGCAGCTTCATTAGCACCTTTGTCTTGGAAAGACATTTTGCTTTTCTGAATAGCTTCTAGTTCTGCGCTTTTCTCTTTAACGGCACTTAGCAAGTCTTCAATACTTTTTTGTGCAGTTACGTTTTGAGCGTTCATACGAACTTCTAGGTCAGCCAACAGCTTCTCAGCGCCGGTTGTGCTAGGGGTTGCAGCTGCGACAGCTGCTTTAATGCGGGCTTCCATTGCGGAGTCAGCATCCAATTTAGCTTGAGCGGCATCTGCTGCTGCTTTTTGTGCTTTTTCGAATGAGGCGACAGCGGATGCTGCTGCTTTTGCTGCTGCTTCGTCAATACGAGCTTGTAGTTCTTCTGGATTCATATTCCATTCCTTTTTGTGGTTGCTTGCGCTATCTTCTGAATTTTCAAGCCGTTTAGCTTGAGCGTCCTTGGACGCGAATAGCATTCTATAAGAATTATAATCCTCGGCAGTATCAAAAGCCTTGGACAAACTAAATAATGTGTTTTGGTTGCAGGGAACTGGTACTACTGAAATCTCATGTAGTTCAATTTCCTTAATTAAAAAGACCTCTGCGGCCTGATTGTATTCAGCATCTAAAATTCTGAATCCAATACTAAAAGCGGTCATTACCCCGTCTTTAACTAAGTTGAATACATCTTCGGCTGCTGCTGAGATACGTGCCTTGATCCACAGACCTTTACTGTCTGCCTTATGTTCGAGCATACGGCCAATAGGCTTAGTATAATCATGATAGGCTAGGACGATAGGGTTCTTGAGATAATTCTCCATACCCTTTTCCCAGACTTTAGCACTAACTACATCGCCTGAGCGGTCAATGTCATTTGTACTTGCATAGCCTTCAACAATAATTGATGGAACTTCTGCATCTGGAGCAATATCCGCTTTAAAGACAGTATCTATATAAAGAATTTTACTTCTATCTATTTTCATACTTTATCCTCTTGTGGTTTGGGCTTTTTAGGGGCTCCTCCCTGGGTAGGATCTACAGCAGAACCTGCAATATTAGCAGGTACTCTAATGTCGTCATTACCATCAAGTTTCTCATAACGAATCTCAACACGAGCCTCGTTTGGAGTTAGTACACCACCATTTACCAAAGAGGTTAAATAGGCAGCTAAATCTTTTAAGTCCGGTTGTAGTGCTGAAACATTGCCTGTTATTGGTTCGATATCGTAGCCAAAGTAGCGTTCAAATGCGGATGTAAATTTACGCACAATAGGCATAACAGTTTCTAAATAGAATAAGCGTAGGTTGGGCGATATGTTAGCGTTGTTACCGCCATCAAATAGTACCTGAGGTACACCTAAAGCGTTCAATATTTTTGTGTTATGCTGTCTAATACTTGTATCGTAGTCCATCTCTTTAAAGTTGGCGCTAGCAATAGGCACCGGCTTTAATCCGCTATCTACAATCATAGGGCGTCTAGCACCTGTTCTAGGATTGTACTTTTGCATCCAATATGCGATTGTTCGTTCTTTTGCCGCAGTGCCTAGTGTATTTTCTGTTGTAAATACTAATCCAGGTACAGCGCCGTTGGCGAAGAAACTACGCTGGAATTCCTGCATCTGATGTATAGAGTTAATGCTGTCTGTAGCAGACTTAAGCCTGCTAGTACCTCTGTATATAGAATCGTTGGATATATCCTTTATATGGATAATCTCATCTGGTCCAAAGGTAGTTTCACTATCATAAACATACTTGTTAATGAAGGTTTTAGAATCTGGGTATATTACCATATTACGAGCAGGAATATGGTATAGGAAGGCACCATCGTAGTAGATAAAAGCATTACCTTCTAGTATGAAATCTGTAAAGACATTATCCCTGAATTCCTGCGTAGACTGGTAAGGGTTTGGTCTAAAGTTAAGTAGCTTTATAAGGGTCTTTTGTCTAACGCCAATTTTAACACCTTCTACAACTTGGTCTTTAACGTCGAAGTCTAGACCAGAACAGCCGTTAACAATTAGGCTAACGCCGCGATTGACTGTCTCTACTTTATCGAACGCATTTATAAAAGTAAGATTAGAGTCTGTACCTTTAGAATAGCCTTCGTCATTTAAAATTTGGGGTTGTGCACGGTTTAGTTTCTGCACAATATTGTTTAACCAATTCATATTTTTCCTAGATAAATTCACTAAAGAATGATCCGTAGGAAGAAGTTGGAATCTTATCGGTATTACCTTCGTACTTAGCTTTTTGAAGTTCTACCCACCTGTCCTGTTTTGGCTCTGACCCTAGGGCTGGGGCTTTTCCGTACACCTTGTGAAGCGCTACATGATGTGTATTACACAATGTTCGAACCATGTTATATAGTTCAACCTTGTGTTCATCAATAAACTCGTCACGAACCGTAAGAATACCTTCATCCGTAGAAATGTCATAGCCCTTTCGTATCGCCCATGCGTCTAGCAAGAGTGTTACTGAGTGAAAGTGGTGTAGTTCTAAGTCGTTGTCTGTACCGCAGATGTAGCAAAAATCTTTCTTATCGTATGCACTTTTAGCTTTGTCACGAACATGCTTAACAGCTAGGCGCTTATTTGTGTTTTTAGCCATAATTTTAATATACTGTTTTTCAGATGTTCCTATTATATCACGTAGGCAGGGAGTTGTCAAGTAGAAATTTTTTTCTGCAGGTGTGAAAAGTACACTTGATTGCGCAGTCTAAAGTATGTATAATGTTTATATCGACAACTAATAAGAACTGTATTTAATGAAGTCAGGAATTTACAACTTAAATTTCAATAACAAGCGCGCGTACATCGGCAAAAGCGTTGATCTAGAGCGTAGGCAGTTGGAGCATATTAATAAGCTTCAAAAAGGCACACATACTAAAAAGCTGCAGGAAGCTTACAGTATCCATGGTACACCATCTTTTGACGTACTTCTATACTGCCATGAAGACCATATTGATGTATACGAAATAGCGTATATCATCAATAATCTGGACATTGATCTACTAAATACTACGATACCCAAGCGTCCACCTATAGAAGAGATGGCGGTGTTGCTAAATAACATGGATAAAGCTGTGTATAGTACCGCGGAGCATATTTGTATGATTCTTGATGCTGATGAGCACATGCTTGAGCTTGAAGCAACTATCAGGGATAGTAATAAACTATACAACGACCTAGTAGCTACTGGTGTACAGACACCTAAAGCTACTAAAGGAATTATTAAAGAGCTAGAGCATGGTATTAAGTTACGACAGGCGACTAATGAAGGACTGAAGCTAAAGATTCAACAACTAAATAACAGAAACTGGTACGAAAGACTATTTAACCGATGAACCTTAAAGTAACTTATATCTGCTATACTGAGTTTAATGTCCCAGTATTCATTGTGGCAGGCCCATTTGGGGACTACCACGATATTGAAGCTGAGCTTGATCGCGCATCCAAGGAGCATATGCTGCTAAGGGAATACCTAGCAGCATTTACTCAAACCATAACCTTAGAACAATATTACCCAGCATGAATAAACTAGATACTGTAGAACAAGACTTGGAAGAAACTGCCAATGTAATGCATAGGTTCGCTACAATGTATGTTGATAGTACCAATAGTACTAGAGCTGAATTAGATAATCTATACAAGCATATTAACACACTTACTGAGACAATTAATAAGCAAAGTAAACAAATTGAATCACTAATGCTGGTTACTACGCATTTGAGTAAGCGCATATCCAGTATGGACGTGCGCTTCGGAATCCCAGATTAAGGAACATATGAGTACAAAGCATAACGAACAGCATCACCCAAGTGCGAGAACTTATCGTGAACTGGCCGCTCTTTCACCAGAGTCTTCGATCCTTTTTCCTTACCACCGTCATCCCAGCGATACTGGTCAAACATCGCTAACACTTTCACGCACGAAGGATCGACTAGCAAGCGACCCTGCTCAATCAGGTTCTGAACGTATGCAATACCCGGTAGAACATCCTTCTTGGAACGAGTAGTCGAGATATCATAAGTGTAGGCTAAGTCAGCAGCGAACTGAGCGGCAGCAGAGTCGATGAAGATTATATCAATCTTCCATTTATCCACCATTGTAGTTATAGCAGCAGCATGACCCTCAGTCGTAGCAGCAGACTCCTCGTACTCTTCAACAATGTGAAACCGATCCTTAATCATATCGTACACAATACTTACGAATGCAGTAGGGTCTTTATATCCGGGATCAAGCCCAGCAATAACCTCTTGCCTATCGCAAACATAAAATTGCTGAATAGATTCTATAGGTAACTGGTAAATTTGGCCTTCGAATACGTTAAAGGATGCCATGTACTCTTGATCAAATTCTTGAGTGGACATACCCCTACGAGCTTCTTCAACGTCAGAAGCAGACATTCGCTCATTCTCGCGATAGTCGGCAGTAATTGAGCACCATTCAGGAAAGTCATCGCTAAAGCCACGATCAAAGAATTCAGCGAACCAGTTATTACGTCCACGAGGTGTACTAATAAATATAGCCTTAGAACCGGGGCGATCTAGCGTAGGACGCAATGCAACGTTAAACGCATCACGACCATTACCAAGAGCAGCCTCATCAAAAATAATCAGATTATATGACCTACCTACGCAGGAATCAACAGTAGTTAATGAACCCATTCTAATTGTAGAACCATTAGAAAGCTCAATGATCTTATCCTTCAAGTTATCTCTAGAAATCTCTAGGTCAAAAGACTTAATCAACGTGCGTTGTAATTCGAACGAGATAGAAGATAGGTTGTAGTTAGGACTAATAATCAATACGTTTGAGCCGGGGACTAGAGTAACTAGTTGCGCGACTATGTTGGCTATGTACGTTTTCCCTAAACGCCGAGCTAGCGCAGCGCAAATGAACCTATACTTAGGGTTATTTATAGCGTTGATTAAGGCAATCTGTGGGCGATTTACAGTCTCCCATATGCCTAGCAATTCCATGTAAGCACGGATATCTAGCTTAATGTAACGTTCAGCAACACTAAAATTAGTTATCTCTGAACTGGCGACGTCTGGACGGGATATTTTAAGCATTCTGTCCCATCAGTTTATTAAGTAGGCGGTCGTAGTTAGTACCCTCATTGTTAACTTGAACGTTAACCTGAGTTTTAGCATTATTACCGGTACCGGCTCTAATCTTTTCTAGCTGAATCTGCTTGTCCATCTGGTCCATAGTCATTTTATGGGATAGTGCTAGAATCTCTAGAATATCTTTATTACTGCCAGTATCGGCTTCTTCCATTTCTTGGAACTTTTTAGCTAGGATGGCATCCATAGCTCTGCGCATCTTATATCGGTTGTTAAACCCGGTGTCTAGAAATACGTGGTCTACGTATGCCTTAACCTCACGTCGGGCTAGGATATCAGATACCAAGTCTACGGCTACTTCTAGTTGATCAGCTACTGCGCGTATATCTTGGGTTTGTAAGTAACAATTAGCTACTTCTAGTGCTTCCGGGGAGATTTCGATGTACTCTGCGGGGGAGGCGTCGGGTGGAAGGATTGGGAGATTTTGGGACATTTTGGAAAATCCTTGGAAAATTTTATACTTATGGGCGATTATAACACCTTTGGCAACTTAGGGTCAAGTGGAAAATTCATTAGGATGGTAAAACTTTGGAAGATTAGCAGTGCGCTTAATTTGGGATAGTATAAAACCTGCTACGATGCTTCTCGTAATTTGGAATAGTATAAAAACTGCTACGATGCTCCGCGCATAAAAGTTATTTTGAATAAAAGTTGTTGTGATTTACGTGAGGTGGGGCGTATAGGGGGTAGTTCATTCATGAGTCTGATAACCGCCCCTGGTCTACAATTATACCACACA